ATAAACAACGTTTTGTTTGATTCATCCAGTTGCCATAGAAAGTAGCTTCGTCTCTGGACTTTTTATAGTTGCGTGTATCTTTGAAAACGTTGTTGAATTTCATGCTTTGTGGCTTGTCCTTTTGTTTATGACCCATATAATCAAAACCTAACAAGTAGATATCTGTAAATTTGTGGTCACAGGCCATTCTTAAAGCTGTTGGCCCAGAGCTCCAACCCAAACTTGGTTTGAACCAATTTACATGATCTAGGACTTTTTGATTTTTATTATATTGGGCATTGAAATTCGACCACACTTTATTATGTACAGGATAATCAGATTCACCAATTTCCAGTATCATTTTTGGGTCAACTGCTATCAAATAGTCAGGGCGTTCTGTGCGATAAACTGCATTACAAGCAAATACGGTACCATGTTGCTTTAGATCTTCAATGGTTATACCTTTTCGGGATTCTCCGTTACCTAGTACAAATGCTGTTTGTGACATTATAACTCTAAGTTATCGTCTTTTGCAGGTTGTCCATACATTTTTTGAACAAATACTGCTTCTTCCTTTTGTTGAGCATCGTGATCTTCTGATGCAAGTCGCATAGAGTTGATATCTTTTAAGGTAAGTCTAGTTTTACGTGTGTCTTCAGAGTCAAGAACTGAAATGTCTTGCTCAGGATCATAGGATTTGTCTTGTTCAAATCCGTCTTGTGTGTATGTAAAGAATTCAAATAGTTTCATTTTGTGTATTTAACCTAAACTTGTCCGCCTCCGCCTTGTCCACCTGGCGTTGTTGCTCCACCACCTGGTGTTTGTCCTGGTTGTCCTGGCTGTGCAGCACCTGGTTCTGGCGATTCTGGATCAGCAGTTGGCTCAGCAAACTGATCTAAATCCGATGCAATGCCTGCTTGTGACACTCCACCAGTACGTAGTTGTGCATTCTTGCTTTGTTTACGCTGTGGCACATTGTTTTCTTCCGCCCACAAGTCTGCATTTCTTGCCATTTCTTCTTCGGTCAATCCGAGATAACGTTTCAGTGCAAATCTTTTGCTCATATATGGTAGTTCTGCTACCTGCACAAATGTTTGTATTCTTGTTTGATCCATTTCTGTTTGTCTGTACTGGGCAAAATTTTGTGGTGGATTCAATTTGAGTTCAAACATTCCGTTGTCTATGTTGTAACCTTTTGATTTAATCCATAATTTAAACTCTTCATCGAACGTTGGGTTCAACATTGATTGCAATCTTGCACAATATTTGTTGAATCTTAATTCTTGTATGTAAGCAGTGCCAACTCTTCCGTCATTGTACTGTTGCTGAGAGTCATCTGGACCTGTTGGCAAATATGAACTTGGTATACGTAACCCTCTAAACAATTTGTTAGTAAAGAATTTTAAGTCATCTATTTCGCCTAGGTTAGTTCCACCTGGTAGTGTGTCAACTTTTGAACCACGTCCTTCTGCTGTTTGTGGAAAGAAGTAGTCTTCATTGATACTCATCGGATTGTAAGTTGCGTCAATGTAGTTGACACCACCTGATGTGCTTGGTATTCGTCTCTGATTGATTTCGTTCTTGACTCTTTCTACAAATTGCATGGCCAAGTGTGTTGGCATGTTACCTACATCTATGTAAAACACTCTACGTTCAGGTGCTCTTTGCACTCTATAGATAATAATTGCATCTTCCAATAATTCTTTTTGTTTGTAAACTTTGAAAACTTGTTCTAACACTGATTGTCCAAATGGAAACAGGTTGTCTAGTCCATCTGACATTGACATATGTACCACATGTTCTGCATTTATGTTGTATGCATTCATTGTTTTGTAGAATCTTCCGCCACCCACTGCGCCTGCAAAGCCACTCATGCTATTTGTGGCACCTGCATTGGCATAACTTGATCCATACGCAGCAGTTCCGCCACCTGTTGTGCCGCCACCACCGTAAGTTTGATTGGGAGTAATTTGTGTTGCACTCAATCTTTGTAAATTTGGATTGATATCTCTAATTACATATTGTTCTGGCTTTTTGCCTTCTGATTCGTTGACAACTATTCTATCTACTTTTGCATTGTCCACATATAACCATTTGTATGTTTCTGGATCTCTCACAAAGAAACAGTCACCATATTTCAATGCGTTTCTAAATATTCTAAATATTCTTTTGTTTAATCTATTAGATTTTGTCCATTGTTGTAATGCCTTTTTCAAAAGCTTTACTTCGTGTTCTGTAGTTTCATCTTTGAACACAATGTCAAATGGAGTTTCATTTTCTTTGTTTTGTTGTGTGGAAAATTCTGCGAGTATATCTAGTGCAGCATTGATTTCAGAATCAGAATCCATTTGATCATATTGGAAATATCTTTGTATTCTGTTAGGGTGCCCTGTGTACACATCAGGAAGATATGAACTGTAGTTTCTTTTGGCAAAATTAGGAACTTTTTCTCCGCTCAATGGCGATAAATTTGCATCTTTAAAATATTTTTTCCAAGCCATACGTTATATTACAATTTTTGCGTCAAATCTGCAACCTTAAACTAGTCCTATTTGTCCGCCTACCTTTCTTGCTGTTGTTTCTGTGGCTTTCAAAGCTCTTGAATTAACCGCTACAAGTGTATTTACACCGTTTACCATATCATTTAAAGTCTTGTTTGCGGCATTAAGTTCGGATACTAAAGTGCCCATTTTGGTTTCTAAAGGTTCCAAATTAAACATGCTCTCTAGATCATTGTTGCTTGTGACGTTGGCTCTTTGAGTTGAGCGTATTATTTCAGGACCATCTTCTCCTACCAATGTTGCTCTGGTTGGATTGATAATGCCACCAAATTGCATACCATCTGGCGCTGCCAAGCTTCCTAGATATCCGGCACCTGCACCTACAAGTCCACCAAGTACAAGTCCAATGGCTGTACCTATACCGGGTGCAATCAGTGTTCCAATCTGTGCGCCACTCAAAGCACCACCAGCAGCCGCGGTCCCAATTCCTAATCCTTTTTCTCCTGACGCGGCCAAGGCAGCTCCTCCCGCAACTGTTCCAACTCCTGCCGCAAGTCCTAGTCCTCCCGCCCCAGTTTTCAAGGCACTCTTGCCTAGCGTTCCAAGGCCCATAGGAGCTCCAAGTCTCACACCAGCCGCAATGATTGCAATTTGGCCAGCTTTGTCAAACAAAAATTTTCCTGTAAGTGCACCTGCAATTAATCCTGCAGTCAAATTAGGTGACTCCTTTAAATTAGTTGCTATTGCGCCTGCGTCGCCAAACAATTCTTGTACACGATTTATGAACGCACCAAGTTGTGGGCCAAAAGCTTGCAACAATCCTGTTTCAATACCTTGAAATTGACTTGCAAGTACTTTGGTGGCTTGTTCAAATGTAGTAAGGCTTGCCACTAATGATGTTGTTCCGCCTTCTTGCTCTTTTATTGCTTTTCTCACGTCAAATTGTGCGGAAGCTATGTCTTGAAATGTAACAAAAAGATTATCAACAAAACCTAGTGCACCTGTGGTTGCGACATTTTCAAAATTTGCAATTGCTGGACCAGCAATTGTTTTCAGTGATAACAAGGCCTCTTCGGCACTCAGCGATCCATTGTTTAATCTTTCAATAACAGTACGAATATTGCCTCCTGTAAATTGTGTAATTTCTCTTGCCGCTTCTGTGACAGCAACTCCGTTTCTGGCTATCAAATCTTCAATTCCTTCGGCGGCCGGCCCAAATCTTGCTCTTACAACTGCCGCAAACGCACCAATTCTTTTTTGTGCTTCATCTGTCTGCATGCCTAAAAAAGCTTGGAATCTAGTGTTTGATTTTGCGGACTCTATGGCTTCGCGTAATTGATCTCTCTGTACACCAGTAAGCTTGGTCAGTCTGTCCAATTGCTGAGCAAAACTAATTGCACTTTCTCGCTGTTGGGTTCTTGATAGGCTGTCCAGCAAACCAAATCTTCTTTGACGATCTAAATTTGTTAACAGTGTTTCGTTTATTTCGTCAACAGTAAATCCTAACGGTGCTAATCTTGCAATTCCAAACTGTCTTACCTCTGCCGATAATGAGGCGATAGCCCGAGAACCTTGTGTGGTGCTGCCAAACAAACTTGCTAGAGATTCAGAATTTTCTTGAATCAGTTTAGAAAAATCATCTAACGGCAGTTGTGCTTCACCAGCTGCGTTTCTAAGTTCTACAATTGACTGTCCAAAAGTTGCTCCAACCTGTGAAAGTTGTCTAAATGTTTCTATGTTGGTGTCAAGAAGTCTGCCTACTGTTTGAGCGCCAAACACATTGTCTGTAAAATCACTAATGGATCCAGATCCTCTGAAAGCCGCTTTGCCTAAACCAACAAATGCACTGGAAACCTTTTGTACTGTTTCTCGATATGCTTCATTTGTTTTGATAATTTCATTGTTTTGCTTGATTCTGTCATCAAGTTTTTCTTTCAACTCTTCATCTGATTTTATAAGATCTCTGGCCGCATTTAAGGCTTTATTCCTATTTTTCAGTTCTTCTGTAGATAGGGCGTTTGATCTAACAAGGTTGTCAAGATCTCTTTTGACAGCGTCACGTCTAGACTGTGAGCCTGTTGTAGATTTGTCCAGTGCCGCTTGTAAAGTCTTTATTAGTTGATCAAATTCTTCCATACGGTAATTATTTTGCCCTTTTTGTACGCATATAAATATTGACGCACGATTGTTTATAGTGTATATTTATAGAATAAAAAAATGACAAAAAATAGTAATCCATTAA